TATGTATTACTTAGCAAAATTAAGATTTGAGTCGGAAGACGACAATGGTAAAACCAAAAAAATTAGAGAACAGTACTTGGTCGAAGCAAGTTCAGTCGGTGAGGCCGAACAAAAATTGCTCGATCGATTCGGCGAAGGAATTTCGCCATGTCAACTTGAAGCAATTCAAGAATCCAAGATACTCGGACTAATAGAATAACAAAAGGGAGCAAAATGCTCCCTTTTTTATTGTTCATTATTTTGTAATAGTTGAACTATTTTAGCTTGATCTTCCAGCGATATTAGGATGGAATCAAAGTCTCCGTATCTGGATCTGTATCCAAATGCATATTTTAAACCTGCCCATAATCTCTTAAAGAATCCGGTGGTCGGGCTAAGGTGAATTTCTAACCAAACGTCTTGGTCTTCGGTGTCTTTAATTATAATGAATTGGTGTTCTGAACTATGGCAGTCGCACAGAATCACATGTTTTTCTAAACTCATCTTTTTACTTGTATTTTTTGGATTATTGCCATTTTGCCGACTGGTGACCATTGAGCCTCTTCGAAGTGTTCAAATTGATTTGAATCCCAAATAAAAACTCGGCCCATCCGATTCATTATACCCAACGCAGCCCTCTCAGACAGGTTAGGGAATGCAATTCCTTGCTCAAACAGTGCAATCTTGAATGCTCCTCGAAAGGTTGCAGCAACGCAGATTGGAGTTTCAGTTTCCCCATTTCTGGCAGTTATTAGGTGAACGTATTTGGCTCTAGTTGGACTTGGCATTAAAGTAGTCTGGAAATTTTTGAGTTAGGGCCTCAAGCACAGATTCATCCGAATCATTTTTTCTGACCATTTCGTATGCAAAATCGAAAATGTCAATGCTGACTGGATTTCCAATCAGTGCATCGATCTTTCTAGAGACCGTGTGCTTTGGACCGTTCATTTTCATTAAGTCGGCCAAGTCTCCTGGCTCAGGAATGTAATACTTATTGAAGCTCATAGAGTTATTATACTAAATCTGTATGAAAGGATTACAACTTAGTCGTTTTTGACCTGGAATTTGGCATTTGGAGCCCTTTACACTAATATACAGATGTAATGGATAACTTAAATTTGATAATTAGAGCAGACCGATTTTCTCATTGTAGAAGTTTCTTAAAACGCCAACGAAAGTAGATAGAGAGCCCAAAGAATAGTGCCGCTATACAGTACAAAACGAAATTCGCTCTCCACAAACTGCCAGTTAACTGGATCAGCCAATACTGAACCACGTCGAACCCGAACGGGTTGAAGAACAGAGCAATCATCATGCACCAAGTGGCTAGATTGCCCATTAGGGTTTTTCTCCAGGTAACGACTCTCACTTTCCATATAGTTTTATTGTTTCTAGAACCCGGTTAAGCAGGGATCACGGAAATCTAATTCAATTTCAAGTTTATTTATTACCACTTAGCTTCCTCTCCAATATCGGGCAGAGCACAGTGAAATCCAACTAGTCGAGTCTTGGCTTCAAGAAAACAACCGCAGACTCCGCATTGCGCTAGAGTTGGACTGAAGTGTTCGCAAGCTTTACAGATTTCCATACGACGGTTCTTCTCAACCTCGCTAACGAAAACCTTGTCCATGATTCGGCTTAGGACGGTTGCCTTTGGGGCCGGGCTATTTGCACCACACCCACAGTTTTGAGTTGTCTCAGTTGACATGCAGATTTTAAACTATTTCTAAGAATCTTGTATCGTTAAATTCCAAGTAGTTTTCAAGCAATCTTTCGTATTGCTCACGATACTTGAGAACCGCAAGATCCTTGGCCTTGGCCTCGACCTCAATGTCGATAGCTAAACCATAATTATTTATTTTCTCGTAAATATGGTCAGCATGAGATCGTGCAATGACTGATGCATCCTCGAAGGTTTTTTTGCAACTTGAATAATGAGTTAAGGGAGTGTGACCGTGCCAAGTAGTATAGGCTAGCCGTAGAGCAGCTTCCTCAGTAAGATCGCCAGTATTGAATCGGTGATGATGGAAATCGAATGTGATTGGTGTACCAATTTTTAAGTAAATCATTTGATATAGATCAGCTACTGAGTATTGCGCAGCCTTGTCATCGTTTTCAACAACCAGTCTGGATTTAGTATTGGTTTTTAGTAATTGAAAGTTTTCGCAAAAACGTTGAGCTGCTGAGACCTTGTCGCCGTATGTACCGCCGACATGAATGTTGATTGGAAAACCTACGTTTATTGGCAAGCCCATAAGATCCATGATTTCGCAGTGCTGGTCAAGGTCCTTGATTGTCTTTGTAACCACCGATTGAGTCGGAGACGGCAAAACATCGAATTGGCCAGGATGCATTGAAATACGTATGCCATTAGCTAGTGCAAATCGACCAATTGCCTGCATGTCTGGCAGAATATTAGAAAAATTAGGAAGCTGTTGAATTTCGTACTCTGACATCCACGGAAAAATATCGCTTGACATACGATACACATAAATGTCATTAGCTAAGTTCCATTCTAGAATTTTAAGAATGTCCTTGACGTTTTGATGAGCAAGCTCGCCACAGTACAACGGACCCTTCTGCTGAAAGGTCCGCTTTATCATACCGCGATTAGCGGTAATTTTTTGATCAGCTAGCGATAAGTTAATACAGCAATAGCCAAGTCTTACATTGTTAGATATCATGTAGTTAATTTACTAAAAACTGGCCAAGAATATCAGCCTAGCTAGTGTAATTATGAGTTGCTGCACGAATTACTCGAATCACATCAAGTGCGTCCTGACAAGCATCATGAGTAACTTCTCCAGGTAATTTGAATCTTTTCAAACACGTATTTAAGTTCGGTAAACAGTCGTCTTCTGCCCAATCCGTGCACAGAATGGCTGGATCAATGATACGCTGTCTCATTTGAATACATGAGCCCCAGCTCGGTAACTTTTGTAAAAAGAGCTTGTCAAATGTTGCAAAGTTCTTACCGGCTACATTGAGCTTGACTTGTCCAGTAGATTCCATTTTAAAACCGTTCGCCATCAACCACATTTGAAATTGTTTGGCAGCAAGCGCTGCTGGAATGATGCGGTTGGCTTTACGATACTCAATACGATCGTCCTTGCCTAGTCCTTCCATACCTGACAAGATCTTTAGGATCCATGCATTCATGGTTAGTGCAGTCGGCTGGCCTGAATATTTCTCATGTTCAAGTATGCACATGAATTTAGGAAGTTCATCAAGCGGTTTGGGATCGGCCGTGTCTTCAATGACTGCTCCAATCTGTAAAATTTGACAGGCCTCTGAGTCGAGACCTGTCGTTTCAATATCTATACTAACATAACGCATACTTTTATTTTTTAATTTATATTTTTTTTTGTTTTCCATCCTTGAATAGCTCCTAATCTTTTTCTTTCTTTAGTTTCTTCACTGTCCGGTGTTCTAAATTTCCAAGCTTCTTTTAATTTTTCTTTATGCTCTTCAGATAAAGGAAGTCTTCCTAAAACCCAACCACTTTCTAAAAATGCTTGAAGTTCAAATTCTTTAACTAATCTTTCGTGTATGCCATTATTTATTTTTTTTCTGCCTAGCGCTATTTTACCAACAACTAATCTAGATTCTTTGCTTAAACTCTTTCCTTTTCTATTCGTGTTTCCTTTTTGTGCATCAGACATTCTTTGTCTAGATTCTCTTGAAAAAAGATATCCATTTTCAACAATATCTCTATCATTTTTAAGGTCACATGTTTTTCTAAACTCTAATATTAAAAACTCTTCTCTTCTTTTAACTTCTTCAAGATCTTTATAGTTTTCAAGTTTATCAATAATTTTCATTATTGGTTTTAAGTCTTTATCTAAAAGACTTTTAATCCATGCGCCTTTTCTATCTTTAGGCCCTTCACGGTTTCCACAGTGTATATGTTGCCGATATCTTCCATTTGGATTAACACTTCGACCAACATATTTAACATCATTTGTTATTGGGCAGTTAAGCGTATAAAAATAAACAGTTTTCATTAGTAAAGTATTTTTTATTTATATATCTCAATAATTTGTTAAAAATATCGATGCTAATGTATTTCATAATTAAAAGTCAAAAGGTAAGTCATCATCGCTCCAAGACGTATCAACCTTTGCGGTTGATTTCTTTGGACTAGTAGTATCAATACCTAGGCTACGGAAAATTTCGTCATCATCGTCATCTTCCATCTGCTTGCCCTTGACTGCTGCGCGTTGTTGACCGCTGATTCGATAGGCTTCCAAAGTATTGAAGTACTTTGTTTGACCTGACTTGTCTGTCCAGTCTCGACCCTTGACGTCAAACGAAACTGCAACAGTATCGCCAACTCCATAGGAGTCAATCATGTCACACTTGTCTTGAACAAGTCCAAATGCTATTTTTTGTGGGTACTTATCTCCCGTTTCAATAATGAACTCTCTTTTGCGAAAGCCCTTGTTAAAAGTCTGTGCTGGGAATATTTCAATGATTATTCCGGTTAATTCAAATGCCATAGTAATTAAAAGTCTGGGTTAGTTATTCGTATATTATAATTTGTAAAATTCTCAAAGTCCTTGCGATCTGCCTCAATTCGGCGATCGACTGAATCTCCTGGCATGTTACGACCTGTCATTCTATCACGTCTAATCTCTTCATCAATATCAATGAAGATGACAAATGACCTTTTACGAGAGTCCTTGTCCAAATGAGCTAGGCCGGTCGGGGTCATGATGAACACATCATCCTCATTGAATTGATCTCTTGAAGTTCCATAGAGCCAACCATTAAACTCAACGTACTCATAGAAATCGTCATTCTTAATCATTTCCTGGGCCTCTGCTGGAGAAATGAAGATGTAATCAACTCCATCTACTTCGCCTTCTCTGGGAGGACGAGTTGTGTAGCTGACTGCGTATTTAAAGCCTTGAGCTTCAAATTTTTTGCGGATGTGGTCTTTACCACTTGCGGCACGGCCGACTATTATTATTCTTTTATGCATGTCTAATTAAAATTCTCTTTTCTGTCCGTGAACTACTTTTATTACTGGAAATCTCAATGAGTGTTCTCCGTGTTGATCAGTTGTTTCTTCAAAATACTGAACGGTTATTGTTTTACCTAAAATTTCATCTGGGTTTTGGTAATAGAAACGACGCTGTTCAATTGAGAAGCCTGAGCCTACTCTAACTCGATTGCCCTTGTGTTCAACCATTACCGCTCTTAGCATTTCCTCCTCGATTTCTCGACCTGATTCAATCACTCGGTGAATTCCGTTTTCCACATCGACTACTACGTATTCCGCATCGTGCATCTTTTTAACCTTAAGTAAATTCTTTGAACGTTTTCCTTCATAACCGACATCCTTTCGTATCATGATTCCTTCGTATCCTAAATTAGTTGCATCGGCAACCATTTCCTCAAAATGTTCCCTACTTGAAATTTGAATTTGTACGAGTGGAGCTGCACATTTAAGTTCTTGATGAAGGCTAAAAAATATTCCCAACTGAAGCAACCTTGCAGAAAGAGTAGTTTCTCCAGCTTGGTTATTAAACTCGGCAGTTTGAAGCATGTCAAACACGTAATACATTGGATTCTGAATCGTATGGTTCTTACGACCAATCTCCTTTATGATTCCCTGAAAGTCTTCAAGCCCTCCGTCCTTCATGATACATACTTCTCCGTCCAAGACTACTGATCTTAAGTTTAGACTCTTTAGCTCATCAGCTAGAACGCCAAGAGTTAAAAACTGATTTCCAGCTCTGGAATAAAACTTAATGTCTCCAACTTCATCGATCACGGTAATACAACGAACTCCATCGAGCTTACGACTTGCCCACCATTCACCGGACTCAAAATCTACCTTCTTTTCGTTGCCGTCAAACTTTTCAGCCAGTGCAACATCAAAGGTCGGTACAGTTCCAGGCATAACTGAGTTAATTAGAGTAGTTGTCGCTCTAGTCTTTAGATTTCTATCAATCACATCATAGATCACATCTGCAAATTCCTGATTCTTTGCAATAAATCCATTCACGCATTGAATAGCAGAGTGACCAGTCACACGACGTTCGTTCAGATCATCGAGTAGGCTGAATAAGTCATCATAGTTATCGAAACTAAGATCTTGACGCTTCTTTAGATTATCGGACGTGACGTAGTATTGTTTGAAAGAAGAATACACGTATTCAAATAACTTTCGAAGTACCGGAGAGTCATACTTTTGCAGAATTGACTTTTTATCGTTGGTTGATGAAGTTGCTTTCATTTCCTCAATGAAATTTACAACTGTTTGAAAATCGTGCTTTGTCATATTGGTTATTATACTAAACAAAAAAAGCCGCTGTCGCGGCTTTTAAAGAATAATTGTATTTAATTAGCTAGGATTTACTGGAGTGTTTTCCAAGTCTGCTTGATTTGCAAGCTCATCCTTTTTAGCCTCTTCGATTTTTAATTGATTAATGATCTGATCAAGTTGCTTCATTTCCATTACTGGACCATTTAATGCGATTGCAATTCTGAAAACGCGTTGAGCTGATTCAAGGCCAGAACCTTC